GTCATGGACCTTCGTAAATTTCGTCGTAGTTTTGCTCAACAGGGTCACACTCGTCGAAACGGTAAGACGCCACATCAGAGTAGACCTCTGCTTTGAGAGCACTGAGAAGCATTTCCAAATCGGAAACAATAATCTTGAGTTTGTCTCGTTCCATGGTTGTATTATAAAACAAAAAAGGGAAGGTGTCAAACCTTCCCTTAGTTATACAAGATCATTTGACTAGCAAATGTATCTTACTTTTCACTTTGTGTAAGTGCGACCCCGATAGCAGAAGGTACCATGAGTTTCCTCATTAGTTTCAAGGCATTCATACTTCACACCACGATAGGAAGTGTGAGCAATTTGTGCGTCATGAAGACGTGCTGCCTTTTCAATCTGATTCCGGATCAATGTCAGTGTGTTCACTGTAGGTCTCCTAAAGGATGGGTTTTTTAGTCCCCGTTCCTTCAGTCGTGTGCGTCCCAATACCAGCGACATTCTGGTGTAGATTCCTTTACGGTCTCTATCAACTCTACCTTGAAAGCATTTGAGAGATTCTCGTTTGCTTTCATCTTCAGCATGATTGTATCAGCTTGTTGACAGGTGAGTGATGAATACAGAAGTATTTCAAGCATTGGGATGAACGGCTCCGTTCCGCGACTTACTTGCGTCCCCTCAACGGGGATGAACGATTCGCATGATGTTATATTATATAGAGAAGAACGTCAGTATCAATCGACACGTCTTTTCTTCCCACAATAGTCCGCACAGATGTGTGGTTTACTACTCCAAGAGTCTACCAGAGTATGCTGGAAAAAGGGAGTCTGTAGCACCTCTTGTAACGATTTGTGTTCCAATGAGATAGATTTGATACCTCCCTGCTCTTCAATCAAAGGGATAACGCTGTCCCAGAAAACTTTTTGCATGTATTCTGCACCCACTCCCTTGTTTGGGTTTTTGATGTCACGGAAGACAGCAGGTGCATCAGGATCATTGTCAATATAATATCCAGGGTAGAAGAACCTAAGGCGTGACTGATGGAAGCAGCAGGCATGCACCACACCCCTGCTATCGATCCTCAGTTGACCAGGAGTACCTTTGCTATGCTTATAGCGGCACACCACCTCTGAGTCCTCTGCTACGGGGTCTGGGTGGTACACATGGTCAGGATCGTCTGCTACTTGTAAGGTATGCACCTTATCTCTGTATGAGTACGTAAATTTACCATCACCACGACCACTAGCGTCATACATATCATTGACACGAGTATGTTGAAAGTCTTTGAACTTCCACAGTTTACTCAACGTCTTACATCTTTTTATCTGATGTTGGTTATGTTTGAAGACTAGCATCCTCCAGACAGCAGGACCACCTGCCGCAATGAATGCTTTAGCACTCCTCATCACCTTCTTATAGTCCACACCTACGCGGTAATGCTGCAGCGTATCCTCTAGACCGTCAATAGAAAAGATGAGGAAACTATCTTTATGTGATGCTCCCATGAGAGCACCAAGTCTTCCCCAAAATGCATCGTCACGAGTGCCTCCATTGGTACTCATTTGGAAAACAATATTGGGATTTGACTTTAGAGTATAGGCATATATCTCAAGCAGATCATCACACAATGTTGGCTCACCAAAAGACCCTTGGAAGTAGATCAACTCTGTCTTCTCAAGGGTCTTTTGTGGGAACCATGTCTTCCATTGATCAAGTGAAATCTTTGACAGGTTCATTGATGGGTCAGGTGCAAGCACCGCAACCTCATCATTATATGATGTCTTATGCCTAGCACATAGAGGACACTTGGAGTTACAATGATCTGTTAGATCAATGAGAAACTTCACTTATCACGCCAATTGATCTCAGGATATGCTTTCTCCACAACATTACGAGTAATACGATACTTACTCTGCAGTTCACTGTCTTTAGTCAGAGTAACAATCTCTGCTTCGTCAGCATGAAGTGACTCTAGGAGTTGAATCAGCAAGGTTTCCCGGCGCATCTGAGATAGTTTGTCGTTGCCCCCACGAATAAAGTTATACAATGACCTCCACTCATGCACCAGACGAGTGTGACCATCAGTACCAGCAGGAGACTCGTTCCTCTTATAGGGAACATCTCCCTCAGGGATAGCAGACTTGATACCTTTATCAAAGTTCCAGATAAGGATTGCCTTTACATCATCCCGTTTGTGTTGTTCTAAAATTTCAACCTTTTTATCCACAGTCTTAGCACCGTGTACTGCTCTGAACAGTTCGGAGACCAAAGGATTGTTAGGAAGTTTTGACGTTGCCATAATTAGTCTTCAAATTCATCGAGGTAGGGGGTCTCACCTTCAAATCGGAAAGAGATTAGAGTGTCGGCAACAGGATTACCATGCTCATCGAACATCTCAGGGTGAGAATACTGGGGAGTTACATCGTGGATGTAAGTACGGACTAGGTACCCAATCACTAAACCAATTGCAATTGTTTGTAGCATGATCACTGCAAACATTACGAAAAAGACAGTAGTTGGATCAAGTGCCATGCTAATTCTCCCTTTCTATATGTAGCGAAAATCTCTTGCCAAATATTTTGAGAAGAGGTATTAGTTTGTAGCGGGGTTTCCTTCTATTATACATCAGAAGGGTGCCCTTGTTTATCAAATCATCTCCAGAGTTTGAAGATGATGGAGTGTCTCTTTGCATCCACCAATTGCTTTGTTGTTGATAGAGACTTGTGGGAAGGTAGCACCTTCCTCAAACTCATTGTAGAATTGATCTTTTGTGAAATCTTTGTCAAGTTTATACTCAAGGTATTCAATATCAACTGACACAAGCAGTTGACGAACCCTATCACACCATTGACAATCGTTCTTCGAGTAAATTACTGCTTTCATTTACCAGCGATTTTGGTTGAGTTTTACTATGTTACCAACGACAACAAAGCGGTCTTTCCCCTCAGTCATCATGTCCACACCATGCATAGCATAAGATGGATATAGGATAATGTCACCTGTTTTTTGACATTTAGGATAGATTTTTTTATCTCCAACCTGAAAGTAAAACAGTTTAGTGTCAGGGACATCAACAAAGTGAACCCACGAAATCAATTGACGTGGATCTTCGTAGTGATTGTGAACATCAATGACCGCTTCAAGGTCACGTTTATATAGTTGTCCCCAAATACTACTGTAACTGTAAATGGTTTTGCCCATGGGCAATCCAATGTCACCAAGGATTTTCTTTAGTTTAGGGACATAAAGTTGTAGGAGATCCTTATCAATAAAGTTACCTTCAACAGTTGGTGCTTTATTGTTTGGATTTTTATGAAACCCAGTGTAATGTTGTCCCCAATTTTTTCTGTTCTCAATCGAATCTTCTCCTCCCTTTAGGAAAAAAGAATCATCGTATCTTTCCTTGAGAGTTTTTATAGTACCTTCCGGAAGTTCCCACTTCTCAGAATAAAGAATCATTATCAGGGATAATCAAAGTAACATCTACACCAGAAACTACCGACCCAATAGCATGCGCCATGGACCGGTAGCCTGTACCAACATAAATTTGACCTGACACAACTGAGACAGTGGCAATTCCCCAGAACCAATAGTACCAACGTGATTTTACTTGATACTTTTTCATGAAAGACCGACTAACTAAGATATTATAAGATATCTGTGCTGTCTTGTCAATCTTTACTCAGGACGCTCTGGATAAGAACCATTCTTGGCCTTCTCGCGATTCATAAACTCAAGATCTGCTTTGACTTCTTTCTTAGCAAGTTCTTGCTTACGATAGAAATCCATTCCAACATCATGCTGTTCGCGATCAATGCGTTTCCATACACGCTCACGGAACCGCCATGATGGTGATTTATCAGAGCGATCAATCGCCTCACCACTGCCATCCAAGACAATATTTCCATTAGGATCTACTGTCAACTCACTCCGAACATCAGAGGAGGAAAGCGAAGTACAGTTCTTAGAAACCGACATCTCTATGTTTACGACTGTTATACAGAGGTATTTAGTAAAGGTACTCCTCTTGCTCAGTAAGAATAGTAACGTCAGACGTGGGGTAGGAGACACAAGTCATCAAGAAACCTGCTTCTAGTTGATCATCATCTAAGAATGACTGATCACTTTGATCTACAGTACCTGATTCAATTTTACCAGAACAACTAGAGCAAGCACCAGCACGACATGAATAAGGAAGATCAATGCCTGCCTCATCAGCAGCATCTAAAATGTATTGATCATCAGCACATTCAACTGTATGAGTAACCCCTTCAGGAGTTTTGAGAGTGACAGTAAACATAAGATTCATTGAACGTGAATAGTACCAACCATACCAGCAGATTTATGGGGTCCACACCAATAGGTATAGTCACCAGCATCAGCGAATTTGATATCTTGTCCTTCACCAGGAGCAAACATCAAAGACTCTCTTGACAAATCAGGGCGAGATTCCACAATAATATTATGTGGAGGTAACGCAGAGTTTTCAAAGTGAATCGTTTCTCCAGCAGAAATAGTAACCTCTGGTGGATCAAACACTAGGTTTCCATTAGCACCCATCGTTACATCCACTGCCCATGCAGGTAAAGCAAGGAACAGTGAAGCGATTAGCACAAATAAAGGCTTCATTTGCAATTTGCAGACACGTTATGTATCTGAGTATTATCTCTCACTAATCATTGTATCATAAAAAAACCTGGGCGGCAGATTTTTGCCCGAGTTTTTTTTCCGGTTTCTAGGAAACTGATTCTTGATTTTGGTTTTGCCTAATCTCCTGATCTTTTTTGAAGTTAGGACGTTGCTTATCGTAAGCATCCCACTTGTTATACAGTGGTGATTTCTTGTCGTTCCTTGGGTCCTGGATGACATAACTTTCATCACCACGCTCTGGGAAGAAGTCTTGCATCTCTCCCTCACGATCCAGGTCGAGGGTGATGCAGTGCAGTCCACCATCCCAGAAGTAACGGTGCCTAAAGTTCACGACATGACCTGTAATTCCATGCTTATCAAAGGCATCAAAGACCGTCTTGTTATATCCATTACAGATAACATTCTTCTCGTCAACCACAAGCATATTGACATCAAAGACAGTCTCTTCAACGTAGATTACCCAGTCGTTCAACCAAGTGTCGATGAACTCCGTTAGGTCATCGTTGTCTTCTTCTCCAGGAACCCACCAGCGTCCCTTATTTTTCTTCTTCATCTTCAGAAAACCATCCACTTGTTTCCATCCAGCACCCGGAATATGTGCAACCTCCCAATCAGGAAAAGTTTCGCTAAAGAATTCAGTTTTAGCAATAGAAACCAACAGTCCTGGTTTGACTGGAGTCAAAGAACCGTCGCCATGTCCAGGAACATACAGAGGATGGTTTCTAAACTCAGGGAACAGACGCTCCCACTTCTCCATGAACATATCTTGATTGGCAAGGTTCATGATGTTGTTCATAGAGAAATATAGATCTCTACCACAACGAATTACTGAAGCACCGTTGACGTACTGATTATAAACAACCTCCCCTCCTTTTTCTTTGAACCACTTCTCTGCATCTTGATACTCATTATATTCTTTGTTGACTCTGTGAGGATCGCCAATTGTATTAGTAACAGCACTCAAACACAGTCTCTCCATGTCCGCCAGGTCTAACCCAGACAACAGTCCGCTTATGCTATAAGTATTTCCATCCCGACGTTGTGAACCATGGTTGTGATAAAAATCACGCAGTTCCTCAATGGGATCCATATTCTTCACACCCCTAGCAGGTTTCATCATGTCGAGGATGAACTCTGCAACCAACTCAGCACCCGGTTGCAACCACTCATGCTTACAGTTTGGATTATGAAGACCATTGATCATCTCGCGAAGATCAACGTTCTTCAAGTAGTCACTATTCGGCATGTATAACTTGTCACCAATCACCGCAAGGTGATCTCTTGGAACCATTGCCGAGGGATACTTAGCCCGGTACCCCCAGTCATGATCCTTCTCCCAGTCGTCAGAAATATTAGTTCTAATTACCTCAACACCTAACTCTGTTAGTTTGTCGCATAGTTTTTGATAGTCTTCCTCAGTTTCCTGAGCAATTTTCTCCATCCCAGCACGTGCTTTGGGATTTTTGATGTAACTATAAAACTCTGGAGGATATGACCGACCTACCAAGCACGTTTTTAGTTTATCCCACGGTTGGAATGCTGATGGCATAACAATATTAGATCTGCATTATTTAGAACGCTCTGGGAAGAAGTCCTGTCTTTCTCCTTCGCGATCCAGGTCAGTAGTAATACAGTGTAGTCCACCGTCCCAGAAGTAACGGTGCCTAAAGTTGACCACGTGCCCAGTCACACCATGCTTCTCAAAGAAATCAAAAACATCTTTATTGTAGTTGTTGACGATGACATTCTGCTCATCAACCACAAGCATGTTGACATCAAATACAGTCTCCTCAACGTAAATGACCCAATCATTCAACCAGGTTTCAACAAAATCAGTTAGAGCATCATTTTTTTCTTCACCAGCAACATACCAACGTCCATTATTTGGTAATGAATGTTTCATGTTGGTGAACTCTTCTACTTGAGACCAACCTTGACCCACGACCTGACAAACATCCCAACCAGGGAAAGTTATATCAGTGTGCTTTGCATCGCCAATACTAATCAAGCACCCAGGTTTGATTGGTGCCAATGATCCGTCAGAATGTCCAGGGAAATGTAGTGGATGGATTCTATAATCAGGGAACATCTTCTGCCATTTCTCAAGAGCATAGTCCTCATTGATATAAGTAAGAATATTATTGATGGCAAAGTAAAGATCCTTTCCACACTTGATTGTCGAAGCACCATTCACATACGAATTATAAACAACCTCTCCTCCCTGTTCTTTGAACCACTTCTCTGCATCTTGAAACTCATTGTATTTTTTATTGACTCGACGTGGATTGCCAATGGTATTTGTCGCAGCACTCTCACACAATCTAGTGACATCATCAACGTGCAATACCTGCATCAACCAATGAATAGGAAAGTCTTTTCCATCTGACAAAAACTTATGTGCTTCCTCAACAACCTCTTTAGATGCAGCAGCCTGACCTTTAGCACCACGTCCAGGTTTGACAAGATCTAAAAGATACTCACTAAGGACTTCTGCTTCTGGTTGATTTTTTGCGTACTCAGCATTGTCCCGGATAGCATAGAGCATATGTTCGACATTTACATCCTCCAAATAATCATGATTCGGCATGTATAACTTGTTTCCCAGAACCATAGTATGGTCACGAGGGATCATGGCAGAGGGATAATCGGCACGGTAACCCCAGTTATGATCCTTCTTCCAGTCGTCAGAAATATTAGTTCTAATTACATCAACGCCTAACTCAATAAGTTTATTGGACAGTATTACAAAATCCTCTTCAGTTTCTTGTGCAATCCTTTCCATCCCAGCACGTGCCCTAGGATCCTTGATATAACTATAAAATTCAGGAGGATATGATCTACCAACCAAACATGTTTTCAGTTTATCCCATGGTTGATTTACTGAAGGCGACATGACATAAAAATACCTGCTCTATTTAGAGAACAGGTAGATGAGACCAGGGATGATGATGAAAAACTGTGGAAGGAAGTTCATGATAATTGCACGTTCCTTCCACTTGAATCCTACGTATGTCCAACCACTAGCACCTATAAGTTGGAGAATACTATTCCAGGGTGTCCACCCCATCACATGAAAAACCATAGCGATGAGGATGATGGTTGCGGAAAACCATTTGATTTGTTGAACCATCAGTCAATAAAACCATTCTTCTCTAAGTATTGACGTGTGAGTGGAGTCGGTTC